CTCACCGAAGCCGTCGATTCCGATCCCGGCGCGCTGTTCGTCGGCAAGACCGGCCTGATGACGTTCCGTGACCGGAATGACCTGCAGTCATTCACCTCCGGCGCGACGTTCGGACCGTCGGCGATCCCGTTCGTCAACATCGAGGTGGAGTACGGCTCGGAGACCCTGTATCCGACGATCAACGTCAACTACTGGGGCGGCACCGCCGTGGCGCAGGTCACCGCGACCGATGCGACGGCGGCGGCGGCGTACGGTAACGCAGAACTGACCGTGAACACGCTACTCGGGTCGAACGCGGACGCGACGACGCTGGCCAACTATCTGCTTGGCCGCTACGCGAATCCCGTCTACCGGGTCAAGTCCCTGACCGTCGGCCTGCACGGCATCACGACGGCGCAGGTGAACACCGTCCTGGCGCTCGAACTCTCCGACATGATCCTGCTGTCTGGCTGGACTCCCAACGGCGTCGGCTCGGCCATCTCGCAGTACCTCACCATCGAGGGCATCGAGCACCAGGCCGACCCCGCGACGCACTTCGTCACGTTCACCCTGTCGCAGACGCAGGCTTCATTCCAGCTCGACTCCTCCGACTTCGGCGTCCTCGACGACGACCGGCTCGGCTTCTAAAGGAAGGGAACCATGGTCAACTTCACCGCCGGATCAGTGCTGACCGCATCGGCACTCAATACAGCGTTCAACACGCAGACGATCGACGCGCAGACCGGCACGACGTTCACGTTCGGAACGGCGAACTCGGGAGAGTTGGTCACCCTGTCGAACGCATCCGGTGGCACCGCGACGATCCCGCCGAACTCGACCTACGGCGCGGCAACCGGGACCGTCATCGGTGTGATGAACGCCGGCACCGCTGGCTCGTTCGTCATCGCTGCCGGGTCCGGTGTGACCCTCAACGCGGTCAGCGGCACGACGACACTGGCGCCACTCGAAGCGGCCACCCTCGTCAAACTCGCAACCAACACCTGGCAGTTGAGCAAAGGTGGTGGTGGGCTCCCAAAAGCGGCATATAGCGCCACAACGGGGTCACCGACGGTGACCACGGTGGGGGGCAAGACGTGCGTGCAGTTCACCGGGTCCGGGTCGATAACGATCAGCACAGCGGGCCTGGTGGAGGTGCTGGTCGTTGGGGGCGGCGGCGGCGGCGGTACTGGCAACAGCTCCGCGTCAAATCTTGCCGGCGGCGGTGGTGCGGGTGGACACCTGTATGCCACAAACGTCTACCTGAACTCTGGTTCGGTAACCGTGACCGTGGGAGCAGGCGGAAGCGGGGCCACTGTTAATAATTTTGCTGGCCAAACTGGTAACACGAGCAGACTTGACACCTTTTACGGTGTTGGCGGTGGCGGTGGTGGAGCATACGTAAATGCTGCCAGCGCGAATAACGGTGGCTCGGGCGGCGGCGCAGGCGGAGGCATTAGTGCTGCCGCCGCAAGTCAAGCAGGAGCCAACGGGACTGGTGGACAAGGTAACAGTGGTGGAAATGGGGGCCCATTATCAACCATTTCTGCTGGTGGTGGCGGTGGCGGCGCTGGTGCGGTAGGAGGTAACGCATCATCGGGAACCGCTGGCGCTGGTGGTGCTGGTTTGGCCAATAGCATTACAGGTTCGTCTGTTACCCGAGCAGGTGGCGGCGGAGGAACGGGCACAACAGCAGGAGGCGCAGGCGGGTCTGGCGGCGGGGGCGCTGGTGCGACAGGAAGTTCAGCGGCAGGGACTAGCGGAACAGCAAATACGGGCGGCGGCGGTGGGGCCGGTTCGGGCGGCTCACCTAACAGCGGCGGCAACGGTGGTTCCGGCATCGTGATTCTCCTCTTCGGATAAGGACAACTCATGGCTCACTTCGCGCAAGTCGACGATCAGAACATCGTCCGCCAGGTCATCGTCGTGGCCAACGCCGCCATGGACGACAAGCCATTTCCCGACTCCGAGCCTCTCGGCCAGGCGATACTCGCGGAATCCGGCTTCTCCGGCACATTCCTGCAGTGCAGTTACAACGGCAACTTCCGTGGCTGCTATCCCGGTAGCGGCTACACCTACGACCCCAGCCTCGATGAGTTCATCCCACCACCATCACCGGAGCCGACACCGTGAGCATCGACAACCCTAGCCAGATCCTGACCCTGCTCAGCATCGCCGCCATCATCATCGGCGTCCTGTTCTGGCTCATCGACTCCCGACTGAACAAGGTCATGGCCGAGTTCGAGCCGAACAATGGCTCATCGGTGCGCGACCAACTCGACCGCATCGAGAAGAAAGTGGATGCGGTCGAGACCAAGGTCGATGGGCACATCAACTGGCACATGAACCAGAAAGGCCAATGACATGCACTTGACCATCACCTTCTGGAGATCCGCAGCGGAGCGGTCCATTCGCGCCGCCGCATCGGCAATGCTCGCCCTGCTCGGCACCGGGATGCTGAACATCCTGCAGATCGACTGGCTCGGCCTGCTGTCCGTCGGGCTCGGTGCTGCACTCGTGTCGTTCCTCACGTCCATCGCAGCCAGTGAGGTCGGCGACAAGGGCACCACGTCGATGATCCGGGCAGGCAAGTGATGACCGCGACCCTCAACGAGGACGCCACCCTGCTCGATGGCACCGGACCATTCGCTGACCTACCCGAGCGCGAGCCACGCAGCATCTGGATACCGCCGAAGCGCGGCTGGCTGAAGCGCGACGTCGAGGAGGCCATCGCCTGGGGCTGGGGCCAGGCCAAAGCACCGAGTCAGGACTGGACCGGCCTGTGCCAGAGTTTCTGCCGACAGTCCTACGGCGTCCCAGCCTGGAGCGGGTCGGCCATCAACGCCTGGAAGAAGATCCCGGCGAAGCACAAGACGGCAGGCGGCAAGCCGACCGATGCGCCACGCGGCAGCCTGATCTACTTCGAGGGCGGGAAGTACGGCCACGTCGCACTGGCCATCGGCAAGAAGACGAATCGCAGCTGCCTGTCGAATGACTACGTCGCGCGCGGCGAGATCGACCGCGCACCGCGGGACTTCCCCCGCTGGGGCATCCGCTACGTCGGCTGGTCCGCGTGGACGCCGTTCGGGACGATGAAACTGAACTAGACACGGCACAATACGAACGGCCCCTGGATCATTCACCGATCCAGGGGCCGCTTTCGTCGTCCCTAGCCCTTGAAGCCCTCGACCTCGACCCGCAGGCCCAACTCCTCGAACTGGGCACGCAAGGTCTTGAACTTCGCGAGCCTGGTCCGCAGCGTCGCGAACGGCACCTCGGACTTCGGCTTGGTCAGGGTGAAGACGACGACCTTCTTGCCTTGCTTCTTGCTCATGATGCTCCCTTCGATTGCGGCCCGGTGCCGCACCAGGCGGCACGAATGCCGTGCGACCTGGAACGGACCGGGGTGGGAGCAGGCCAGGGATGAAACCTTGGCGGGGACCGTCGGCACTGGTGGCGCAACGGTGGATACAGGATAGCACGGAACCGAATGCAGGGCCATAGCGACCCCGACCCCGGCCCCCCTGCCATCACCCAGCGGGGGGACCGATCTCGCGCAAATCGGGGGTCAGATCGCCAGGACGGCCTCATATGGCCGCCGGTCGGCGAGCGCGGCGTAGGTCATGGTTGTCTGCATCGACGAGTGCCGGCAGACCTTCGAGGTCGTCAGCAGATCCCCAGTCGACTGATAGACCGCCGTCGCGAACCGATGCCGCAACTGGTGGAAGTTGCACGTCAGGCCGTGTTCGGCCATCGCCACCCGCCAGGCCTTCTGCAGGCCAGCCGTCGACAAGGGCCAGATCACCTCGCCGGGCTCGTAGGCCTGGAGCACCTCGACGACGAGCGGGTGCGCCGGGATGGTCGCGCGCTTGCCTCCCTTGCCGTTCGGGATCAGCAGGGTCGGACCCCGGAAGTCGTGCAGCAGATGGTCGGCCTGGACCTGGAGGACCTCGAAGCCCCGCAGACCCGCATAGGCGCCCAGGATCGCCCATTCGCGAATCCTGCCGCCGATCGCGAGGATCGTCTGCAACGTGTCCTCGGTGATGGGCCGCGGCTCATAGGACTTCGCCTTTCCGCGCCGGATGCCGATCGTCGGGTCGGCCTCGACGACGCCGAGGATCGCCAGGTCGGCATATAGCGCACGGATGCTCGACAGGTACGCCAGCCGGGTGCCCTGCTCAACGTCGGCGATGATGCGCAGCACGTCGGCTTTCGTCGCCGTCCTCGGGTCCCCGAGCCGGTCAAACATATTCAGCCGACGTCGGATCGTGTTGGCACTCAGGCGCTGCTCATGCAGCTCGTCTACGACCCGCTGGCGAAGGGCAGCAACTGCCCCCCCCCCCCCCCCCCCCNNCCCCCCCCCCCCCCCGCAAATCCATGTTGCCTCCCCTTCCCTTGACGGTAGTGGGTGGCCCTCCTTCGCGTCAGAGGTTTCACGATTGCGGGTCTGCGACACGCCCGAATGACTGGTCCTTGACTGGTCCACCTTGGCTCCCTAAGGTGAGTTGCCTCGGGGCCGTTACGACTTCTCCATAAGTCGTGACTCGCGGCCCCGGCAAGCCGGGGAGGGCTCGCATGTCCAATGTTGCAACACGCATCCCATTGTCGGTCAAGTCGCTTGACCGATATCTGGATACCCCACATTCCGCCCCGCTACGCGCTATCGGCTCCCCCCGGCGTAGCGGGGCTTCTTGACGTCCTGACTGGGCCTAGGTCGGAAGGGGAAGCCTGCCTCGGCCTGGTCAGGGCTCCGGGCGTCGCCACGTCGCCCTCCTCTCATAACTGAATACCGAAGGCCGGTCTGGCCCCCGTTCGACCCCTTGCGGGGGCCAGGCCGCAAACCGAAGGGACATCAGATGAACACACTGCTATTGCTCGGGCTGGCGTTCAGCGTCGGCCTGCTGCTGCTGACCATCCGGCATTACGAGCGGCGCGTCGATCGGCTGGAAGCCGACCTCGACTTTGCGACGCACCTGCTCGCCGCCGACCTCGACGATCGGCTCGGACGATGACCGCCTCCGATAGCCGCCGCGCGCAGCTGCGGGTCGTCAACATCGCCATCCGGCTCTGCGAGGCGCTTGATCAGGGTCTGCCGATAGATGACCTGCTGGACGAGTACCGCGCGACCCGCTCGCGGCTGGCCGAGGCGGTGAAGGCATGAGCGACTTCGCCTTCGGCGTCATGTTCGGCGTCCTCGTCCTCATCGGCAGCGTGGCCATCGTTCGCGTATTGCGAGCCGCAGCCGACGACCGACTCCGTGAGAAGCGGTACGCCGACGAGTGGGTGCGCCGCCACCGTGAGAGCAGGCAGCGATGATCGAGTCGATCGTCCTGGCTGGTGCGCTGCTGGCCGGACCGGCCACGGCTGGCACCGCCGTCATCGAGCAGGCCCAGGCGGCCGCCTCAGCGATTCCGAAGGTCTGGAGGCCGTTCGCCGACTGCGTCGCCAAGCGCGAGAGCAACGGCAATCCTCGCGCGCGTAATCCGGTGTCGAGTGCCCAAGGAAAATGGCAGTTCCTCGATGGACCATGGCGAGTCCACGGCGGCATCGAGTGGATCGTGCTGCGGCAGTTGAAGAAGCAAGGCGTGTCGTGGCCGGTCCGGGAGCGGATCTACCAACGGCTGAGCAGCACCCGCATTCAACTGTGGCCGGAGTGGGCGCAGGATGCGGCCTTCGTCGGCGTCATCACCGAGCGGCGCACCGGCTGGCGGCACTGGTCCTTGCCGGGTCACCGCTGCCAGTCGCTGCTCCCGGCGGTGGCCGCATGAGCCTGGACAAGCCGCTCGGCGAACACACGGCGGAGGAATGCCTGGCGCAGATCGTCAAGCGCGTCGACAGGGACACCGAGGTCGGCAAGGACATCGACATGCTTGCCGGCCAGATGGCGATCCTGGAAATGAACGCGACCACCCGGTGGCAGAGGGCCGACGAGTCAGCCGACTACTGGCAGCGCCACCACGCCCTAGCTGCCGCATGGATACGGCACCTGCTGGCCGAGCACAAGGGACGCAAGACGCTGCCCTATGAGGCAGTTGAGCAGGTCTACCGGGAGCACCTGCGATGAAGCACGGCACCTGGTACTCGTACTCCACCAACAAGTGTCGCTGCCAGGTCTGCCGCGACGGCGGGCGCATCCGTGCCAAGCAGTACCGGCTGGACAAGATCCGCGGAGTGGTTCACCTGGTCGACGCGCAGCCGCTGCGCGATCACGTCGAGCTGCTGCGCGCCTCGGGCATGTCGTTCCGTGCCATTGCCCTCGCGTGCGGGTGGTCGAGCCGCAACGCGCTCGCTGACGCCTTGAGAAGGCCGAGGGTCCGGCCAGCGACCATGGAGCGCGTCCTTGCGGTGAGGCCGATCACCGACCAGCGCGGCGACCGTTACGTCGACGCCACCGGCAGCAGGCGTCGACTGCAGGCACTGTCCTACCTGGGACACCCGGCCCGCGTCATCGCCACGGAGCTGGGCCGTCTGAACCGCAAGACCTATCTGCACATCCAGAGCGGCCGGAACCGGACCATCCGCGCACGGACCGCTGACGACATCCGGCGGCTGTACGACCGGCTCTGGCAGGTCGACGGCATCTCGGAGCGGACCAGGCAGTACGCCCGGCGGATGGGATACGTCCCGCCGTTGGCGTGGGACGACGACACCATCGACGACCCCGCTGCCAAGCCCGCGGAATGGCAGCGCACCGGCCGGCAGTCCCTCGTCGCGGAGGACCTGGCTGAGTTGCTGGACATGGGCGAGACGGTCGCCGCCATAGCAGCCAGGTTCAACGTCAGTTCTGACGCGGTGAATAAGGCAATGTCGCGATACCGCAATCGCCAGGAGGCCTCGTGAACGGCAACCAGCCGTGATGTATCGGTGTCGCACGTCGAGGCAGTGCAAGGAATGCCACCTTGAGCGAGTCCGACAAAGACGGGCGAAGGTCGGTCAGGCAGGCGCCGTGGCGGTGAAGCCGTGAAGGCCTGGAGATGCGCAATCTGCAAGGCCAGCGGGCAGGCAAGTGACGCGCGCCAGGCCGAGAAGGACATGGTCGCGCACTGGCGCGAATACCACTTGAACATCAGGAAGGAGCGGGATGCCGATCATGCTGCCGACGCCGGCTGAGTTCTCCGACCTGCCGCTGCAGACCCGCCGCCGCGTCCTGTCCGGGGCGATGCAGGTCCTGCAGGACTACGGCCATCCTGTGCGGCCCGTGCCGATGGCGCATCCGAGCCAGAAGCGTGGCTTGCGGTGGAGCCAGCAGGACGGCGAGGCGGTCCGACGCGAGGCAGAGCGCATCTACCTCGCGACCCCGCCGGATCCTCACTGGCGCGAGCACCAGGCGGCGATCTCATGATCAAGCGGGACCGGGTGAAGCAGGCGCATGAGGCGCTACGGCAGCAGCTGGAGTCGCAGGACCCGAGCGGTGACCTGCTTGAGGTCGCGATCTGCTTCGGCGAGGCCGGGGTCGTGCTGAACTCATGCCACTTGTTCAACACGGCCGAGGTCAATGCGTACATCGAGGCCTGGCAGCAGTGGATGCCGGAATGAGCCGTAAGCAGCGCGGGTACGACTCGCAGCGCATCGTCGCCGACTACCTGAAGGCCAACGGCTGGCCGTATGCGGAGCCCGTCGGCGCAGGCCGCCCAGGCTCCGACGTCACCGGCGTCGTCGGGGTCGACATCGAGGTGAAGGCACGCCGGGACTTGGACCTCACCGGGACGCTGCGGCAAATACAGGCCCGGTTGCGTGAGGACGGCATCGGCGTGGCCGTGATCCGTCCCGACGGGTACGGCCCCGCCAAGGTCGCTGAATGGCCCGCCGTGATGCCGCTGCGGGTCCTGGTCCAACTGCTCAAGGAGGCTGGATATGCCTAGACCGATTGCGGCCTGCGGGACGCCAAGCGGGTACTCACGACATCGAGACCGACGTGAGCAGCCGTGCGAGTTGTGCCGCATTGCGAACTCGCGATATCAGCGCGAGAAGCGGCGGAATCCGCCGGACTTCATGCAGCCGCAGCCGCGGATCTTGACGGGTCCGATCCTGCCGCGTGCCGACTGGATGGAGCGCGCCGCCTGCCGGGACGTGAACCCGGACTGGTTCTTCAGTGAGGAATCGGAGGAGATCGAGGCGGCGTTGCGTGTGTGCAGCCGCTGCGACCTGCACCTGGAGTGCCTGCGCTACGCCATCGAGACCAACTCCGAAGGCATCTGGGGTGGGTACAAGCCGAGCGAAATCGACCGACTGCGAAAGGTGCGGACGGCATGAACGTCATCCTCCTGCCCACTGACGCCATCGACCTCATCAAGCCGGACAACTGAGAAACGGAGAAATCAGAATGAGCAACCCAGCAGTCCTCCTGGAGGACGAATACCTCGACGCCGCGATCGAGCTGCGCGGCATCGTCGAGCAGCGCAAGTTCCTTGAGGCCCGAGAGGCCGAATGCCGCGAGATCCTCGCCAAGGCCATCGCCGAGGGCGAGAAGGGCGTCGATGCGGACGGCAACGAGCTGGTGCAGGTGCGCGCCGGCTCGCTGCGCTTCGACCCCGACCAGGCCGAGCGGATCCTGCCCAAGGAGATCCTGGGCAGCGTCACCGTGCTGACGATCGACGCGAAGAAGGCCAAGGCCATCCTCGCCCCCGCGCTGTACGAGTCCTGCTGCAAGCGCACTCGCCCGTCCGTGGTCGCACTGTGACCCCGGACGCCCTGGCGTCCGAGCTGCTCGCGATGGTTCACGACGCCATCGTCGGGCAGCCACGCAGCCAGCAGAAGCGGATCGGGCCCAGCGAGGTCGGCCATCCGTGCGACCGCAGGATCGGCTACCGCCTCGCCGGCGTCGACCCCGTCAACGACCGCGGCGTCGCCTGGAAGCCGTTCGTCGGCACCGCGGTCCACGAGCTGATCGGCAACGCGATCGGAAAAGCCGAAGTCGCCCGGATGCAGGACCACGACTTCCGGCCAAGGTTCCGGGTCGAGGACCGGCTCCTCGTCGGCAGCATCGGCGGCGAGGACATTCACGGATCCTGCGACCTGTTCGACGAGCAGCACGGCGCCGTCTGGGACTGGAAGTTCACCACCCGCAACAAGATCCGCGAGGAGTACCGGCCCCACGGGCCAGGCCAGCAGTACCGGGTCCAGGCACATCTATATGGGCGCGGCTGGCAGCTCCTCGGCTACGACGTGCAAAGCGTCGGCGTCATCTTCCTCACGCGGGACGGAGAGTTCACCGATCGGCACGTCTGGCACGAGCCATACGACCAGGACGTCGCCATTGAGGCGCTTCAGCGGGCCGACAGCATCGCCTCCGCCATCGAGGCCCTCGGGCCTGACTTCACCCTGCCGACCCTGCCGACCGCGGCGGCCTACTGCCGGTTCTGCCCGTGGTTCTCGCAAGGGTCGACCGATATCCCCCGATCCTGCGCGGGTCATCCGCAGGAGCAACTGGAAGCACCGACACTCACGCAACTGATTGGAGCATGAAATGAGCGCACTAGCCGAGGCCCTCAAGGGCGGCGGGAAGTACCTCAAGTGGGAGCAGCCCGGCACCACCTACACCGGCACGATCGCCGACGTCGCCCTGCGGCAGGCACGCAAGTACGAGTCCACCGAGCTGGACTTCTGGGACGACGGCACCCCGAAGATGCAGGTCGTCCTGACCCTCGACACCGACTACCGCGACCCGGACGCGGAGGACGACGACGGCAGCAGGCAGCTGACCATCAACCTGTGGAGCGGCCAGAAGAAGGCCCTCATGGCCGCCTGCAAGGCCGCCGGAGTGTCGGAGCCAGCGGCGGGCATGACGTTCACCGCGATGCACGTCAGCGGCGTCGGGAACGCCAAGAGTCCGCGCGTGTTCGAGTACGTCCTGGCAGCCGGGCCGACCGGCGTCGCCGCGGCGCTCGCCGAGCCAGAGCAGCCCGCCCAGGCCAACACCGGCGAACTGGCCAGGCAGCTGCTCGCCGCCGGCGCGGACGTCGACACCGTCGCGAAGGCCACTGGCCTGCCGCCCACGACAGTCGCCGCCCTGGCGAACGCCGTCAAGGCCGGCTAGCGGTGAGACCGCCTAGGAGGGTAAATCGGTCAGCAAAGGATCCAAGGGACTTGCTGGTCAAGCATCTAAGGAAGCGCGTAAATGAGTTGGCCGAAGAGGGTGAGGATTCCGGCGTGCTCTGGTCAGAGTCCACCGAAGTCCTGACGCTTTTGGTCATAGCCCTATCCCTCGACGACATTGCTCATTCGGTAACGCACATGGCAAACAGCATGTTGTCGATTGATGAAAACACGCGACTTCTGCGAGATATCGCTTGTAACACAGAGACATAGCTCGCCGCCTCGCCGGGCTTACGACCCCGCCGGTTCACGACCGGAGCGAGGCACTCGAACGCACGGAAGGAAGAAGATGGACCTGCTCAACGCGGCCCTCGCCTGGCACGCCGCAGGCTTCGCCGTGCTGCCCGTCAAGGCCGACGGCAGCAAAGCCCCAGCCGTCGCCGCCTGGAAGCAGTACCAGGCGCAGCGGCCCAGCCTGGAGCAGGTCGCCGCATGGTTCACGACCGGCGCCTACGACGGCCTCGGGATCCTCACCGGCGCCGTCAGCGGCAACGCCGAGATGCTCGAACTAGAAGGCCGGGCCGTCGACGCCGGACTGTGGCAGCAGCTGCAGCAGGCCGCCCAGGACAACGGCCTCGACGCCATCCTGCAGCGCGTCGCCGACGGATACTGCGAGACCACGCCCAGCGGCGGCCTGCACCTCATCTACCGCTGCAGCGGCCCGGTCGACGGCAACGCCAAGCTCGCCCGCACCGCCGAACGGGCCGTCCTCGCCGAGACCAGAGGCGAAGGCGGATTCGTCGTCGTCGCACCCAGCGGCGGCAGGACGCACCCCACCGGCAAGGCCTGGACCGTCCAGGCCGGCACACCCGGAAGCCTCGCCATCCTTGACCCCGACGAGCGCGGCGCCCTCCTGGCCCTCGCGCGCCTCCTCGACCAGGCGCCCGCCGCCCCCATCGAGCAGCCCACCGGCGGGATCCTCGCCGGCTACGACCTTGGCCTGCGACCAGGAGACGACTACGACCAGCGCACCACCTGGCAGGAAATCCTCGAGCCCCGCGGATGGCGCCGCATCCGACCCATGGGACGCGGCCACTACTGGGCCAAGCCCGACAAGAGCGGGCCAGGCGGATCCGCCACCACCGGCCAGGCAGCCGACGGCATCGACCGGCTTTACGTCTTCTCCACGTCCACCGAGTTCGAGCCCGAACGGCCCTACACCAAGTTCGCCGCCTACGCCCTCTTGGAGCACGGCGGCGACTACCACGCCGCCGCTTCCGCCCTCGCCGCCCTCGGCTACGGCAAGCCAGCCACTCAGTCGACCAGCGGCCCCGCGACCGCGCCGGAGCACTACGCCGCTACCGCGCCCGTCATCACCGTCGTCGACATCGACCGCGACACCCTCGCCACCAGCGAGGACGGCCACTCGCAGGCCCTCATCGCCCAGCACTCGTACTGGCTGCGCTACTGCCCCCAGATGGGCCGCTGGCTGCACTGGGGCGGATCCAGGTGGGACCAGCAGCCATCCGGCGGCGGCCTCGCCCTGGAGATGGCAAAGTCCATCGCCCGCGCCTACCCCGACGATCAGCAGTGGCGCGCCCACAAGAAGCGCAGCCTCTCCCGTGCCGGCGTCACCGCCGCCCTCGGCCTCGCGCAGACCGACCACCGCATCGCCGTCCACGTCGACCAGCTCGACGCCAAGCCGTGGGAACTCAACACCCCCGGCGGGATCGTTGACCTGCGCACCGGACAACTTCGCGACCCCGACCCCGCCAGCCTGCACACCCGCTCCACCCTCGTCGCCCCCGACCCCGAAGCCGACCCGACCGCCTGGCTGGACTTCCTGAACACCACCTTCCAGGGAGATGCGGACCTCATCGCGTTCGTTCAGCGGCTCCTCGGCTACGGCTGCGTCGGGACTGTTCGCGAGGCCATCCTGCCCGTGTTCCACGGCCAAGGCGCCAACGGCAAGACCGTGCTGCTGGAGACCGTCCAGGCCGTCCTCGGCGACTACGCCACCGTCGCCCCACAGAAGTTCCTCGTCCAGGGCCCCACCCAGCACGCCACCGAGGTCGCCGCCCTCGCCGGCGCCCGCCTCGTCGTGGCATCCGAGACCAACGAAGGCGAACGGTTCGACGAGGCCAAGGTCAAGATCCTCACCGGCGGGGACCGGCTCAAGGCCCGGTTCATGCGCCAGGACGAGTTCACGTTCACCCCGTCGCACCTCCTCGTCCTGATGACCAACCACCGGCCTGAGGTCGCCTCCGGCGGTCCCGCGTTCTGGCGCCGCGTCCGAGAAGTGCCGTTCCTGCACGTCGTCCCCGAGCACCAGCGCGACCCGGAGCTGAAAGACCGGCTCGTCGAGCAGCACGGACCCGCGATCATGGCCTGGCTGGCCCAAGGCGCCGCCATGTACGCCCGCGACGGGCTGCGCGAACCAGCCGGCGTCAAGGCCGCCACCGCCGCCTACGAGAAGTCCACCGACACCGTCAGCCGGTTCGTCGACGACATGGTCATCCTCGGCGGCGGGGAAGCCGCAAAGGTCAACTACGCGCAGGTCAGGGACGCCTACGAGCAGTGGTGCCGGACCGAGGGCGAGACCCCCGTCAGCACCAAGAAGCTGACCACCGAGCTGCAGGGAAAGTTCAGGATCGGGCGGCATAAGGGCAGCAAGGGAGCCCGATTCCTCACCGGGATGACCCTCGTCGGGGCTTCCGAGGAGCAGGCAGATCTGCCACCTGCCACCCAGCACGACGCCTGGGGTGGCAGATGAGCGGCGGCAGATGTGCCACCTCCTGCCACCCGGCCACCGACGTCGCGGGTGGCAGATCAGAGCCAGAAATGAGCGGATTCACGAGGGAAAGTGGCACGGGTGGCACGTTTTTCCGACATGACTCACAAACCGCTGGGTGGCAGGTGGCAGATTTTTCAAGGTTCACACTCACGCGCGCGCGCGAGAATACAAACAGCCGGAAGCGAAAATGTGCCACCCAGCCACCCGGCCACGCCATGACCGAGTTCCCGTCCTGGCTGCGTGACGCCCTCATCACCAAGGGAGTCCTCACCCCCAGCGGGCTCAGCAGAAAATGGAAGATCCGAACCTGCCGCGGCTGTCAGGCCTGGATCCTGGCCGGCCTCGACAGCAACGTCGCCGCCCTCGAAGTCCAAGCCGATCCTGTCCAGTTGACCGTCGAAGGCGAAGCCCAGGCCCTGCTCGACAATCGGGCCACCTACGACGACGACGGCACCAGCCTGTCCAGGCGGCTGCACTGGCATGTCACCGGCAGGCCGGCCGGGCAGGAGCACCGAGTCCTGCCCCAGCACCGCTGCGGATCCACCATCCCGGCCACCTGGACGAGCTCCACCAAGCAGCCGACAACGCCAGTCACCACCGTGCAGGAGGTGCCGTTCTGATGCCCCTGTGTCCCCTCGTGCACGACCAGGACGCCGAGACCGACCGAGGCCTGGCCGTCTGCCGAGCGCACGCACGCGCCACCCAGTCCGCCGTCACGCAGCTGCCAGGCCTGCACGCGGATCTGACCTACCGGCTCATCACCACCGGCGCCAGCCTCACCGGGATGCCACACGCGCCGAGCAAAGACCCCGGCATCAGCCTCGACCATCGCGTGGTCCAGTGCCGGTCCGACATCGCCAACGTCCTGGCCACCTGGGCGCGCCACGTCGTCGAGGAGCGGCAGGTTTACCCGCCAACCGACCGCATCTACGCCATCAGCCTGTTCCTCGCAGGCCACGTCACCTGGCTGCTGTCCCAGGCCTACGGACCCGCCTTCTGCCTGGACATGACCGGACCGTGGGAGACCGCCAAGATGCTCATCCAGCCGAATGCAGGCCGCACGTTCACCGTCGGACCATGTCCCGAGTCTGACTGCACCGGCACCCTCATCGCGCGGCTACGGCCTCAGGATTCCCTCCTACCGGCCGTCGTGGTCTGCGACCATTCCCCCCTCGAAGACGACGGCACCCTGTCGCACGCCTGGACCGCTGACAAGTGGCTGACGTTGGGCCGCAAGATCCGCAGGACCGAGCCATGAGGGACCCGCTCTGCAACGCCAAGACGGATTCTCCCGAATGCCGATGCGACGAGTACGCCAGGGTCCGCCTCGACGAACGCAAGCGGCTGCGCCGCCTCGCGGAGCAGGCCTACATCCAGTCCACACCGAAGCGGCAAGGCCGCATGACCGCCGAGCAGAAGGCCAAGGTGGCCGCTGCGCATGACTTTCTGATCCTCATCACGAAGGAGATGCCATGACTCATGACCCGCTATGCCCACAACAGCCGAGGGATGACGGAGCAACGCTGACCTTGCTGGATGGCAGGCCGGTCTACTGCGCGTGCGACCTCATCGCCAAGGTGCGCCAGGACGAGCGAGAAAGGGCTGGGATTGAGCAGAAAACCCCGACAGCGAAGTACCCGTTCACGACAAGGGTGAGGCAGTCCACGCATGACCATCTCTGCCCGCAGCCAGTGCGGGAACTATCCCGGCCAGGCCTGACCGTCATCGCAGGCAGTTGCCACTGCGCGACGATCGCCAAGGTCCGCGAGGAGGAGGCCATGGCCAGGCGCGACGAACTGCTGCGCCAAGGCGAGGAGCGGATGCTGCGCTGGGCCATCAAGACCGTGGAGTCGATCGGCCAGGCCGAGACCAGCACCTTGACCCATGGCGAGTACCTGTCCCGCCGATCCGTCCTCGCCGCTCTGCGAGCACTGCAGCCATGACCCACGAAGTCGAGCGGCTGATGAACGAGCGCGGCTGGCTCACCATCCAGCAGGCCGCTCAGGCCAACCAGGTCACCACGCGGACGGTCCGCCGGTGGATCTCGGACGGCCTGGACGTCGTCCACGTCGAAGGACACGCCTACGTCCCAACCCTCGCAACACTTGCGCGCGGCACCGTCGTGTCATAGCATCGCCATATCTTGGGCACACTGCGCCCCGAGCCTCGGCCAACCGCCGGGGCTCTTTCATTTGGGAGCCCACCTTGATCCCAGTCCTCATCGTCCCCATACTTGCGCGGCCGGAGCTGCTGCAGGACATGGTGGCCAGCATCGACCACCCGGTGCGCCGCCTCGTGGTCATCGACAACGGCGACGTCGTGCGTGATCTGCAGATGCCGTCCCTCGTCCAGCAGACCTACGTCGTCCGGCTGCCCGGCAACCTCGGCGTCGCTGGGTCGTGGAATCTCGGCATCAAGGCGACCCCATTGGCGCCCTGGTGGCTCATCGCGAACTTCGATGTCACCTGGCCTGCCGGGTCGCTGCAGCAGTTCGTCGACCGGCAGCCACGCGACCGGGTCGTCCTGTCAGGCGGCGCTTGGTGCGCGTTCGCCATCGGTGAGCAGGTCATCGACGAGGTCGGCCTGTTCGATGAGGCCTACCACCCGGCCTACTTCGAGGACGACGACTACGCCAGGCGCTGCGATGCTCTCCGCGTCCACGTCGAATATTCCGGCATCCCGGTTCACCATCGGACCTCCAGCACCCTGAAGGCCGGATTCGACGACCGCAACAGCCACACGTTCACCGAGAACATGTACTACTTCCGGGACAAGGAGGCGGCCGGGAACTACTCCGAAGGCCGATGGACCCTAGCCAGGCGAAGGCGGCTGTCATGGGACTGAACATCGCCACCGTGACGTCCTGCTACAACGACTACTGGGACCTGTTCGGCACTCAATGGCTTGACACCGTGGCCGCTTGCGATCCACAACCGCTGCAAGTGATCCTCGTAACGGATGCGCCACGAGACGCACCGGACTGGGTCACGCAGATACCGTGCGACGACCGGCACATGGGCATGATGCTCAACGAAGGCGTCAAGCATGTCACGACGGAATGGGTCCACCATCACGGCATCGACGATCTCCTGGCCGAGGACGCATACACCGACGTCGAGACGGAAGCAGACGTCATCTCATTCCCGCACCTGTACGGCGGCAGCATGTCGGGGCTCGCGCAGTATCAAGGTGGCTTCGAGACGATGTGGCAGATGCGGAATAACCCGATGCTCGGCGGCTTCTTTCATCGAACTCAAGTGCTGCGCGACATCCCGTACCGCCGCTACGGCTGGTGCGACGAGGCGCACTTCTGCGAGATGAGTTACTTCCACAAGAGTTTGCACGTCACCAACCGACCCCGGTCAATCTGGATTCGGCATCCACGCGCACACTCGATCAGCAGTAACGCGGCATACCAGGATGAGGTCAACGCATTCAAGGGCCGGTTAGCGGCCGGAATAATCCAAATGGGCGTACCGGAATGACCGACTGGCTGGTCATCGGCTCCGGGTTGATCGCTAACGGCATCATGCGGATCACACCGAACGCTTTGCAGATGCGCAGACCTGACCATGACATCAGGGCGATTGACCGGGTGCCGAGCACCTCCGACGGTGTCGCCGTTATCTGCGCATCGGTCAGCGGCATCCGGCAATGCGGCCTGTTTGCTGTTCGATCACATGACATCAATGTGCGTCACACGCTCCGCGTCGCCAAGCTGCTGCACGCGAACGGCTGGAACGTCATCATGCTGTCCAGTCAGGCCGCATTAGACACGACTACGGCATACGGGCAGCAGAAAGCAGCCGTCGAGGACGCATGGACGTTCGGACCGATCCTTCGGCTGCCGAAGATCCTGCATCGTGATCATCCGATCATCTGCTCATGGAAGCATGACCTGTCATACGGTCGTCCGATCTACGCATACACCGACGCCACCATCCAGCCGATCACAGTCGCCGATGCCGTTGAAGCGATCCGATACGCAGCGAGGCTGCGGTTCGGGACGGTCGAAGCGCCAGGTGAACCGACCACCTGGTATGACCTGGCATACGAGATCATCGAGCGAATCGGATACAGCGTTGATCCCATCCGACCGCAGGAAGGTGGCGTGACCTATCCGCCGCTCGACGGCAATGCGCTGCGGCATCTCGGCTGGAAGTCGCCGACGATTGAACGCGTCATCGACAACCTCATCTAGGAGACCAACATGGACCGCGCCACCATCCGACGAATCGCCGGCGATGCCGTCAGCAACCCGACGACCGGCAACGTCGCCGAAGCACTCGACCTCATCGCCGACGCACTCGATGAAGCACTCAACCCACCGGCACGAGAGAAGCGGGTCATCGAGCCACCCGAGACCCGGTGAAGCCGTGCCTCGACTGCGGCAAGCCCGGCCAGGCCAGCCGCTGCACCGACTGCACCAGGCGCAAGGAAGCCAGCCGAACACGGCCAACCGAAGCGCGCAACAAGTTGTACAACCGGAAGCATCGAAGGCTGGCCGCCTACGTCCGCGCAACCGCGACCACCTGCTGGGTATGTGGGGGCGGGGCACGCCCCGGCGATCCATGGCAAGCCGACCACATCCAGGCAGGCGACCCCACCTCCCCCCTGGCCCCCGCCCATCGTTCATGCAACATCGCGCGATCGAACGCCAGTCGAGCCTGACCGAGTCCCCTCCCCCCGGCTTTCCGACCGGGTGGGGTCGAAACTGCGCGACCATGCGAAACGGCGAC